TATCACCTGCCTTGGCAGAGGAGGTGGCAGTTCCCCGGGCGGACGAAGTCCTTAATGTGCCTGAGGAACAGGTTGTTGGAGCAAGTGCTCCTGCCGATGTTGCGGCAGTTGTAGCTGGTTCCATTGTGGAGTCAGGTCAGTGCGAAGCCTGTGAGGGCGTAAATGCACTTATGAAATCCACTGAGGATAGTGATGTTGATCCTTTGGATTTAGTCACAGACCTCAATGCCCCGGAGATTACTCAGTATTTGATGAGTACTGGAGGGGAGATAGATGAGGATAAAACTTTTGAAATTAAAGCCTCACCTCTCCCACCCACGGCGTCTCCGGTTTTGTCTGGGTTTGTTCGATCTAAGATAGCCTCGCCGATTAGCGATGCCCAATCGCAGACTCATGCCGCAGAAGGTGTTGAGCGTGATCGAAAACCTGACATTAAAGGTGTTTGGCAGCAACAGCAGGTAATGCTTGATAATAATGCTCGTAAAGCGGTCGCTGAGGCTGCGCGGGCTCAGGAGTTTATCCGTCGTGCTCCGAAGCACATGGATCCTGAAGAGTTGCGTAAGATGTATAGTGAGTACGCTTCTCCTGCTGCCACCCGTAATATTATGTCCGGTGTGGCCGTTACTACAGCCTTTACTTACTGGTATTTTGGTGTGGCCGGTTTGTTAGGCTCGTTTGCGACGTTCGCATTCGGACCAGCCGTGTTGATAGCTCTTTTTCGCCGTTTTGATGGTGGCGTTCCGGAGAGATTGCGCAAGTGGCCGACGTTTACGTCGACTGTGATGTGGATGGCAGCAAATGTTGTCATACTTTCCGCAGGTGTTTTATTGGCAGCCGCTGTGGCGTATGGAACTAAACGCATTTTTGATCGGTGGGTAAAAACTCGTGAATTAAAATCCGAGTCCGTTGATCAGAAAAAGAAGAAGAAGGATTACATCACAGAGCGTCAAGCGTTACAGATTGTGACTGCTGGGTCGCTTGCAATTGCTTTCCAAAATTTTGGGAAGACTTGTGCTGCAGTTGCTTCGGTTAATAAAGTGCATGAAATATTACAAAGAGATATGAATGCGTGTGATACTGTTGCACAAGTTCAAAAGTATGCGCTTAATACTGTTGCTGAGCAGGTAGGTGATGAAGCTGGTCTTCTTGCGGAAAAAGCTGTGAATCTTAGTAATCCAGATATGTCCTTAACTGAGAGCGCTAAAGGTTGGCGTGAAATTCTCACAGCTTGGTTTCAAAGGAATTGGTTGAAAGCCTTTGTTGTAGTGATACTCCTGGCTATCGTAGGTGCAGCGTTTTGGCACCTCCGATCTCGTGATAAAAAACGAGCTCTTAAGAAGAAGAAAGAAGAGAAGTTGCGCTTGGAAAGCGCTAATTGGAGTGCTCCGGCAATGTCTCAATCTATAGTTCGAATTTGCTGTCCTGATGGTTTGTCATATAGTACTGTGTCGACTGGTGTGTGTGTAGGTAACTACTTGTTAACCTGCTGGCACGGGAATGAGCAATTCGTAAGAGGTATTAATGAGATGAGTGGTTTGTTCGCTATCACGGGTGATGTGAATCGAGCGGCTCCCCTTGTCTTGTTAGCTTTCGATCAAGATGAAGATTGGATGATCTTCAGAAAACCTACTTCAATTCCAGGTCTTTCGTCTGTTACGTTAGAACCTGGCGCTTGCCGTGTTGGTGAGCGTGTTTGGAACGAGAAGTTTTCATCTGTACGTGATGTTTTTTCGCCAAACAAACGAGCTGATTCTACTGAAGTAGGCTCGGTTGAAGGGTTTCGTTGTACTGCGATGAACCTCACTGGCCCGGGTGATTCTGGGTCACCGATTCTCTCTAAGAATGGTAAGCTTTATGGTTTGCACACTCATGGTAGTCAGTCGACTACTGAGCCTCAGGTGTTTGATCTTGTGACACCTAAGTGCCGAGCCATTTTGAATAAAACCATTTCTGCGAGTGTCGGACCGTCTATGACGGCGTCGGATGTGGCTAAATTAAAACCTGAGTCCAAAAGTTTGGGACAAATCCGACGTGTTAATGGTGAGGTGTACAGTAACAATGTCATTGAAAGCGCTGGTGGTCCGTATCGTGAAAGTGCTTTTAGTGATTGGTTTTATAACTTTGTCCCGAAGGTTACCCCTGTTACTAAACTGGATGTGGTAACTGTAAATAAAGTTAAACCTAGACCCAATAAACCTGAATCCTTTGAGGAGGAGTATGGTTGGGATCTAGAAGCACCTTATCATGAGACGAAAGAAGAAATTAAAAAGAAACCTTTGAAGAAGGAGTCTTATGATGGTGGTGAAAAACGTGAACGTGATTTTGACCGTGGTCAAGGGCGTGCTGGCGAGCGATTTAATCGACGCCGTGATAATGCTCATACCCCAGGAAATTTTGCTCGAACGAATAAAAGATTCGAGCCTAGTGATTACGCGACAGTTGATATTGGGCGTGGAAAAAAACCTGAATCAACTGAACCCAAATTGTGGAAAGGACTGTGTAAAAACGGTACCTATGAGCAATGTAAAGAGAAAGCGCCGCAATTTTGGGTAAATGATAAACGTTGTATGTTCCGACATGTTGGGGTTAGAGAGGCGGCTTATATGCCACCGGCCCAACAAGCTGTCAAGGACGCCAATAAGTTGTGCGTTCAGGACTACCATGAGAGGCAAAAAGGAGCTCAAAAACAAGTGAGTGTAGAAGAAGCCTATCAGCGTGGTCGAATTGACGGTGCATCGGAACAAAAGGTTGTAATGGATCGCACTTTAATAGTACGAGCTCAGCACGCGGAAGCGGTGCCAGCGCCAGCGCAGACGGAGCAGAAACGTCCGTCAGTGTTGGTTCCGGAGCAGCCAAAAAACTAGGGTCGCGCTCCGCCGAGGAACGGCGGGGCGCGGTCGACAGAATTTTCCAACATTATGAAGAAATTTTAGGCATGGAGATTGGTCTGTCGCACTATGTGGAGGATCGTCATTATGATAAATTGTCCCCTGTACATTACCCTTTGTTTTATTTAAAGAAATATTCTAATATGCGTAACCGTGTTCAACCAGATGCGGTTATGCGCAGCTTAATCAATAATGCCTGGGGAGAAAGGATTGATTTCGCTGTTAGTTTGCCTAATTTAAATGCTCTGTATATGGACTTTAGTAAATGGTCAAATACAGAAGTTCCCCGGGATTGGACCTCGGATAGGAGTATCCTTGGCTCGATACAGAAACTCAAAGACATAATTTCAGTCGGTATTCCAGAAGTGGTTACCGGCCCGGAGTATCATGAAGCCTATCGTGCGTTGGACCCTTTAAGCTCACCAGGTTTTCCCTGGAATAAATTGCATAAGACAAGAAGAGATTGGGTTAATCACGTGGATCATGAAGCCGCAGTTTTGTGGTGGATCCGCCATGGTGAATGCATATGGAATGTATCACCTAAGGAGGAGATCCGCTCCCTTAAGAAGTTAGAATCTGACCAAGTCCGTGCCTTTATGGCCGGTCTGGTTGAAGAAAATATCGTAGCCATCGTTGCTTTAGGAGACGTTTCTGACCAGTTGTGTAAAAATTGGCGGAAGTTACCGTTTACTGTAGGTATGTCTACTAAACATGGTGGCTGGAACTATCGTATCAAACGATGGCCGCATTGGGCGACTGAATGCCGTGATAAAGACGGCTTTAAGTTTGAAGGTTCAATAGAAAGTTGGATGTACGACGTCTTGTATGAAGTCGTTTCGCCCTTCATCGATGATACGAAACAAGTATATATCTGCGGGGAAGCGGTGGGTACCCGTAGATTTTTGTTCAGATTGCTATGTGATAGGTGGAAGGAATCACCCTGTGTCTTCGGCGACGGAGTAGGTTGTTGGAAGTGGGGGTGTAACCCTAGTGGTGCCTCGTGGACTATTTGGGTGAATACCATCATTATGGCATTTTTTCGATATTGGCACCTGTTAGACAAAGGTCTGACCATTGACGAGATTGATGAGAATTTCGCCTTTGATTTTCACGGAGATGACTCCGTTGATGGTGCAACTCCCGATTATGCAAAGTGGACAGAGGTGGGAGAGTTTAACTCCTGGGCCAAAAGTCGTGGCTTATCTGTCTACCTTAAAACAGAACATTTTGGGCGTGTACATGAAGTAGAGTATCTCTCTTCGTTTAGCGTGCTTCGGGAGGGCATTTATTTGCCTGTCCACAAGACGCCGGAGAAGCTCCTTGCTAGTGCAGCCCTTAAGGCGAAGTTTGAATTGCCAAAATGTTCTCATGCAAACTGTCCTGGCTGGAGTGTTAAGTCTTATCACCTAGCTAGGTTGGCAGGCATTTGTACTGAATTGTGGCCTGATCCTACAGTTTACGCGAAAGTTTCTCGCGTTTATCGAGAGTATAAAGATCTTTATGATCGCGAACTTTGCAATGATTTGCATTGGAACGAAGCTCAAAAGCAGTTCCTTGGGAATGAGTATCTACGTCGTTTGTGGATGACTCAGGAGGCTGTTGCTCCTTTAATTCCCGAGTCCGCATTTGTGTATGAAAGTGTGTATCAGTGGCCAATGTGGTCAGCGGTACGCGTTTAAATGCATGCAGCCTTGGAATGAGTTCCGAAAGTAAAACGGAACAAGGACCTACTTTGGCAGGGTGGGTCCCGTGTAAAGTGTGTCCGACTCACTTGCCGGTTGCGGCAGAGGCGAGCTCACAGTTTTGGGAGGGAGATGCTCCCAAAGCAGCGACCGTTGAGTTCAAAGCCCCTGATGGGACTATTGAAACGGTCACCAAGGTTTTTGAGGGTGAGGATTCAGAGTATGCCCCTTGTGGGTGTCGTGTCGATTCTGTTGGTAAGTCTTGTGGTGAAGAGTACCGACTTCGACCTGAAATATATCCTCCCCAGTGCACCACTGGTAAAAGCGTAAGCGATTCAACAGTGGAGGAGGTTGATGACAAACAAGAGGAAGTTGATGAAGCTAAAGCTGCACTTGAAGCGTGTAGATTGCAGAAAGATTCTAAGTTGTCAGCCTTGCATCATATGATGTTGTCAGCATCGTATATGCGGCACTGGGACATTCCGTCAGCTAATTCATTGTTGACGCAGTGTATCCAATTCGCTATGGCGAATGATATATTTGAAATGGACTTTGAGGAAGTCGGTGAAAAACTTCTGACGCGACGAGAGAAAACCTTGTTGAAGGAAATTAACCGACGAGATGAAGTAAGGCTGAAAGCCGAAGCGTATCTGGAGCAAATTAGACTCCAGCGTGAAGCTCATAAAGTCCAGCCACGAGAACCCACTATTGGGGAACTTGTGGATTCGAAAGTTCCATGGGATCCGAACGCAGCTCTGGTGATTTTTCCCGAGCGACAGGGGTGTATCCCGTGTTCTGATGATTCTGTTGAACAAATCGTGAACGAACCAACGCCAATGGAATTCACATGTTGTGGCTTGTTTGCCCGTGATGACCGTTGTTGCAACGCACCAAGTTTGGAGGTTCACGGTAATAAAATGGAGGTTGAAGTTGATTGTCATGACTGTTGTGGGCAGGAAGAAATCAATAAAACTTCAGGCGAAGCTAAGAATCCTGGACCTAAGGTTATTGTCAATGCAGTCAAGATGGCTGCTGGCAAAGGGAAGGGAAAGAAGAAAAACGGCATTGGAAAAGCTGTTAAATCGCGTTTGTTACACGCAGCTATCGCCCCTAAACAAGCAGGTTTTAAAGGCCCCCTGCTTCCTGGGCAAAAACGTTTGCCAAACAAAAAAGGTCATGGTGATTATGCCGATGATATTGGGAGTTCGGTTGGAGGTTGGCTTGGTAAAAAGGCCGTTGGTCTTTTCAAGAACGTCTTTGGTCTTGGTTCCTATCAAACAGGGCCTGACGTTGGTTCCAATGCAATGGTTGCAGGAACCTCACCGCCGAACATCTCGAATGACGAGAAGTCAAGGTCTTTTATTTTTCGTCATCGAGAGTATGTTGCTGGTGTTCAATCGTCCAACACATTCACCAATACGAATTACAATTTGAACCCGGGACAGTATAAGTTGTTCCCGTGGTTGGCGCCGATGGCTTCTAATTTTGAAGAGTATAAAGTGCTCGGGATGCTTGCAGAGTACAAGTCTCTTGTGAGCCCTCTTGCCACCGACGCTAGTGGCCAAGTGATTATATCTACGGAGTATAATCCGTTGAAAGCAAACTTCACCTCAAGTACGCAAGCGCTAAATGCGCAATATGCGACTTCATGCAAACCTTATGAAAATATGTTGCATGCCATCGAATGTGATGGGAAGGAAGTACCTGTTAATGTTTTGCAGGTCCGGATTGGTGCTCTTCCGGCTGGGCAAGATTTACGTTTTTATGATCTTGCAAACATTCAGGTTATCACAGAAGGTCAGGCGGATACTAATACAGAAATAGGACAGCTGTGGGTGACTTATGAGATCGCCTTTTTTAAGCCTATTTATGACTCTGGTCTTGGCTTGGCTGTTCTAAGTGATAAGTACTTGCTGTCAGGTGTGACTAGCACGTATAACCTTGGAACCTCAATTACTGCACGAGGTGGTTCGTTGCTTGGCACAAGTATAAGTGCTTCTGCGAATCCAGGTGTTATCACTTTTCCTCCGAACGTATCGACTGGTACGTATTTGCTTATGTTTTGTTATTCATCGGGTTCTGCATCGACAGTCTCAACGCCAACACTGGCCTATACGAAGTGTTCGGCGCTGACGGTGTGGAGCACGAGTTCAGGTGGTGATCTCGCATCTTATTATCAAGGACCGTTTGCGAGCAATACATCTGGACAACAGACATTGGCGATTATGGTCAGTATCGCGGCGCCCGGGTCAAACCAGGCGTCATTAAGCGTATCTGGCTTAACCGTCGCAGGAACCACTTATTGTGATCTTGTTATTACGCAGGTTAATGGTGGTATTATTAGTTAAATCACCAGCTGCATAATTTGCAAATAAAACACTTTATCTAGAAGAAGAGTCCCTGGACCTTGGATAAGTCTAAACTACTGTAGGGTATTGTGTTTTTCAATTGTCTCGTCACTGGGCTGCTTGCTTGGATAGGCGCTGTAGACACAACTCTTCAGAAGCGGAAGAGTATAATTATTCCCGTCGTGCTGTAGGTAGACGTTAAAATTGTGTGTTAAGATTTGGCACATGGCTTTTGCCAATTACTGTTAGCAGATCCTGCTTTATGCGGCACATGTTATCCTTGTCTGAAAGAAGTTAGGTGTCCTGAGTGTACCTAGTAACTTAAGCTTGGTGTACGTGTGGTTGGGCTGCCACCCTGTCTGCGTATGTTTAAAATCTAGTGCTGCGTTTCCCGCTTTTTTGGCGTAGCACGCTTGGTGTTAATTGGATGGCTGAATCAGTTGCTATAAGTCGCCGCGGTATCGCAATACACTGCCCGTAAAATTACTCTAAAGCTATATGCTTGAGTTGGGGGTGCAACGTGCTGTTTGCGCTTGGGCTGGTTAGTATCTTCCAGTTAATTTAAC